TATCTCATTCTAATACACCACACTCAATATCTCATTCTAATACACCACACGATTTCGATGTCGACCTCATTTAAATTTTATTACTTTTAGTCAAAATGGAACCTACGGTTCCCTTTTAAACCCTCCCTTATTTTCATGAGACATATTATACCATAACAAATACAGAATTTTCTTGAACACGTTTTATAAAATAGAATATATCTGTGTGTTGTATTTTTTCCAGTAAGTTTTCTATAGTATCATTTTGAGTTAGATGGATAATAAAATTAATAAATGCGTCCTTCCGTTTATTTAAATCCTCTGCGTTTTTATCATCAAATTTTGAAATGACTGTAGAGTCAAAAACCGCATATCGATTTTGTATAAAAAAAACAGAAGATAATTCGATTGAAGTATAAAAGTATCCCAAATCCGATAAATAAACGATTTGTTGGTAAATGTCTTGGACAATTCGCTCGAGAATTTTATATGTGATACCATTTTGAGATAGAACCAACAATGAATTTGTATCATCAAGTAGAGTAATATCTTCTAAACTAATTACTGGATTTTCGAGATCTAATGGTATATGTACTTCAAATGTATTTTCAGTTGGCTTACTATCATTATCCCTATTTAAATATTTTATTACATAATCTCCTAAAAAATTATACATGCTCTCATCTTTTTTATCAGCCTTCTCGACATCTTTTTCTTCTTCACTATCATTATTTTCATTATTATATAAAGGTAGTTTCGAGTATCCGCTATCAGGTTGTTCATTACCAAATGTGCGTACGATGTCTTCTTCAATTCAGATTCAGATTCAGATTCAGATTCAGATTCAGACAATTCAATAACATCGTCTTTTATATCAGGCATAGGGTCTTTACCATATATCCGAATACCATCTAAACCAATTGCCGAGAAAAAAATACGATTATACACATCACGTACCTTAACATTCGTATTTTTGTCCATTATAATTCGATAAGAATTTTCATTATTAACAAGTTGTACCATTTAATATAACATTCGAAAATTTTTCAAAACATAGCGACGCCAATTGGTAATTATTATTATTATTATTATTACAAATCGACAATATTGTGAGCAGAACTGCGCGTTCGACGTCTTATAGTTTCTTCAATATTATTTTCTTCAGTATTATCGTTTGTTTCTTCAGTATTGGTTTCGAGATTAACTACATTCGTATCACTAGGTCCTATATTTGCTCTAAAATTTGTAAGATATGGCGTAATGGTAGAGGTTACATAATATACTAAATACCCTCCTATCCACAACCAGACATTGCGTATTTGTTCTCCCGTATAATGTATGATCCATCGTAATGCTTCACAATGAGGTGTAACAATCATAAACGGAGTCATAATAAACCCAAAGAATGTAAGCTTACAGCACCATAGGGGATAAATATTCGAACAAACATAATGAGTTAATACAATACCAAAATATACAGATACAACTGTGGGGATATTCTCCCGAATACGTTGAAAGTAGTAATTCGCGGTTGTAAGGTAAGTGTTCATTTTAATTATCAAACGATCTTTATTTCATGATAAAACATGAAATAAAAAAAACATTCAATTTTACAACATACTATTTTTTATTATGATTAATTACACGCTAATTTTTTAACCAACTCTATGTATTGGTTTTCATCCAATTGAACTTCAGTGGAAAATTCTGTCTCATTTCGAATATTAGCAAGAACAAAATCTTTAATATCGTGCTTCTCCAAAATATGCTTCATTTTATCATATGTGGTCTCGTCGCAAATAAGCTCATCACCATTACAATTAATTTGGCTACCAATACGAATAGAACGAATTGTTTTATTGTCTGCAACAATAGTTTGTATCCATCCACTCTCAATCGAGGCACGGTTTTTCATAATGCTTTCAATACGACTGCTCATTTTATGTTGTTTGTAAGAATTACATAGAATGATATTTTAGAATCAATTTTATATATTACAACCACAATTTGTCCCATTTTTCGAGAACATTTATAGAAATTTCAGGTAATACCGGATGTGCCTCCCAAAAGTACCTACAATATGCCCATTCGTATTCAGGGTTTTCTACAAAATACTGGCCCTCATTTTCTACAAGATAATCACTTATAGTGGAAGACATGAGTGTTCGGTTATTTAAAGGCAATACATAAGCCAATTGTACTTTTGATGAGAATGGATTAAAAGTTGTTGTTTGGAATAAGTCCATATTTTTTTTAGGAAAATACTTACAAATATCCTTAATAAGTGGTGGATAATTGTATTTATAAGACCATTTCCAGTCTGGACAATCCTGTGTATAATATTTAAACACCCATTCCAACCCTTCTATATAATTCGTTCCAATATCTTTTATTGAATCACTCGAATGTGAAAAAAGGGTGCTATAATAGCGATGTTCCCAAAACTGCTCATTCGGACTTATAAATAATTCTTGTCCTCTATAAATAACGGGTGTATTTTGAATAGCAAATTCTTTATTATCAATATTGCTAACATTAAATTTACGTTTCCCTAGTTTTTCGCGAGCAGCATCCTCTTTAATAAAACGATTACGTTCACCCTTACTTAATTCAAAGAAAAATAAACTCACCCATCTCCACTGAATATGTAGATTGTTATCAATAAAGGAACGTTGCGATGAATTACCAAATAAACTTTTATATGTCTCTATTAAAACATCTACACCGTCACTACGTAGGTTTAATGAAGGAAAATGTGGTAGGAAATCATTACCCAATAGAAAGCACATAAATACATAATCATATAAACGATGGTAATCATTCGTATCACAGTTCATCTCACATAATATGGCTTTTGATAGAGAATGAATATCCATGAATAGATAGTCACTTTCGCCTTCTACACTAGAAACAATATTTTTACCAAATTCAGGGGTTTCTCTATAAATAAAGAATTTATCAAAAGGTTTACAATGGAAAAGAGACAGCATAATTAAATCGGAATCAAGTCCATATATGAGTGTATTTCCAGTAACATCATTTTTAGTTTGTCTTAAAAACTGAAACATTTTATGTTCCCCTTCCCCTTCTATATCTGACCCAGATACGATAATCTTCTTCACATTAAAATGTCCCTCAAGATTCGAAAAAGCCCTTTTTATTTTAACAGAAAGCATATTCATAAATTGTGTTCCAGGAGTAATATTTGTCGTGCTCCATACAGAAGAACTACATTTTTTACCCAAAACATCGTCTATTTTACGCAAAATACCACCTTTATGACGACGAGTTCTCTGTTGTTCCATTTTAGCAAAGGGAGCAACCCCATCAAACGCTATATACACCAAATCAGACGGAGACGCAGATTTAATATACTCGCCAATTTTATTAATTACATTATTTATCAGTTTTCTCTCAATTTCATTTTGCTCCAGGTTATTTTTAGCAATATCTTCATCCATTTTTCGAAATTCATCGTAAATGATTGAATTACAATCCATCATTAGATTACAAAAACGTACATTATCTTTTAATAACTGCTTCTGATTTAATATAATATTAGAATAATTCTTAATAATATATGAAAAGTAACTTGGTATCCCCATTATAATGTATTAAATATCAAATAATGTTTAAGTCTATTTTATACATTATATAACCAAAAAAATAATATATACTTAAATTATATTGTATTATATAACATGGTAAAAAAAACAAACAAAGAGATGTCCGTCCCAAAAACTGTTAAAAATTCAGAATTCAACAGTTTTATCGATAAGAAGTTGCGGCAAATTATTGATATAATCCAACGGACATATTTATCATTATCATTTTGTAAACATTTCGACATTTTCAGTAAAAGTAGTATAGGACAGTGTAGTGACCATCTGCAAACAATATACGATACGGCAAAAAAATTAAAAGATACAGTTCCCATAGAGGATAAGGAAATGGATAATACTTTAAATATAGTGCAATCCATATTTGATAAACTATCAATTGTATTTTCAACATATGGTACCTATTCGACAAATGACGTATATTACGTAGTATTTGGTACAAAATATAACAAATTCGATACATATGATGAGGAGAACAATTATAATAAGGATAAAATAGATTTAATAGAGAAGTATATACTACCTATAGGTTATAAAAACCTACCTTGGTCAGAATGTAATCATGATGAACTAGAGACAAATAAAATCGTCGATGTTACATTACAGATAGATAAATATGCTCATTTAGAATGTTTTGAACCTACTACAATGTATTCATCCATCCATCAGTCGGTTTATGGTGTTAGAATATTAATTAGAAATACGAATGATAAGAAATTATTATTATTATCAGGATTAGTGAAAGACATTCCTATTCAATACCTATTAGACAATAATTATATTCAGGTGAGATTAGAAGAGATAAAGGATTTTTTAAAGGATGAGGTAGAAGATAGTGAATTACTTGACCGATGGATGGATACATTATCAGTAAAAGACATTTTAATATACAGTGTAAATGATTTATTGAAAAAGTTTAATGTTATGTTGAAGGATGTCGAAACCGTTAAAAACAATCGCGTGGACAATATTGTGAAAAAGTTTTTCGAGATGGAGTTGGTATCTAGAAGAAAGATGTTAATTAATCTTTTCACATATAACACCGACAATGAAGTCCAATACATAGCATACATGCTATACGATTTAATGGGTTCCGTTGATAGTACAGATGGAAATGATAATAATGAGCAACTTGTGATATACGAGTCACTACCATGGAAGTTAAAGCAGTATTTCAAGGAAACTATGATTAATACGATAGAATATACACAGGATTCCTTATCAACGTGCGATTTGTCCAAGATTTCATTAGAACAACAGGTATTATTGATGAAAGCAGATGATAAAATCAAAAACCGTGCTAAAATCAAGTTGAAGGAAATTAAACAAAAGTCGGACGATCAAGGAAATAAATCGAAGCAATATCTAGAGGGTTTGGTGCGTGTTCCCTTTGGTATTTTTAGAAAGGAACCTGTTCTATGTAAAATGGATAATTTGAACCTGTTATTTAACAATCTTCGAAACATGGTTGAATTAGACGTAGCAGATAAGGATAAATACACACTTTATGAAATCAATCAAAATAGATTGAAATTAAATAAAAATACTGTATTGGATGCGATTGCGAATTGCGAAAGTAAATTATCAAAGTCATCAAAAGATGATCTAGCGAAATCACTTACTATTTTTGTGAGTACACTAACAAATCAACATAAAACGAAAGCCGGTATCATAAAAGCATTAAAAATATATCTAAACAATGCTAAAACCGATAAAGAATTAACCCGAGAAGTGTTCGATGTATTAAAGATTATAGTTCCTAGTGATTTAAACAATAATATCAACAACCAGTTGGTGAAGATAGGTGATGAGATTTCAAACGTCGAGAAGTCAATGACGCAAATAAACGAATATTTAGATGAATCAATATATGGTCATGATAAGGCAAAACAACAAATCTTAAAAATTGTTGGTCAATGGATAAATGGTGAACAAAAAGGTTATTGTTTTGGATTTGAGGGTTCACCAGGTGTAGGAAAGACGTCACTTGCGAAAAGAGGATTATCAAGGTGTTTAACGGATGATAATGGAGAGGCTCGTCCATTTTCCTTTATCGCATTGGGCGGTTCATCGAATGGTTCAACATTAGAGGGCCATAACTACACATATGTTAATTCCACTCACGGTAAGATTGTCGATATATTGATGGAGAGCAAATGTATGAATCCAATCATATACATTGATGAGTTAGACAAGGTAAGTAAAACAGAACAGGGTAGAGAGATTATCGGTATTTTAACCCATTTAATCGACACAACACAGAATGACGAATTTCAGGACAAGTATTTCAGTGGAATTCCATTCGACCTATCGAAGGCGTTATTTATATTCTCATATAATGATCCGGAACAAATAGACCGCATTTTATTAGACAGAATTCATCGCATTCGTTTCGATAATCTTTCATGGTCGGATAAAATAGTCATTGTGAACAAGTTCATTATGCCTGAATTAAATGAGAAGATGGGGTTTGAAAATACAGTGAAACTTACAGATGATGTTATTAGACATATTATCGAATCATACACAATGGAACCTGGTGTAAGAAAGTTGAAGGAAGTATTATTTGATTTATTTGGAGAGATTAACCTTAATTTGTTGAATTTCACCGATAATGATGATGAGAATGAGATGATAGAATTACCTATTGTGATTAAGATCGAAGATTTTGGAACTAAATATCTAAAGAAACAGCGTAAGGTAAGTGATATTAAGATTCACACAGAACCTTTAGTCGGAACAATTAACGGTATGTGGGCCAATGCTCTTGGAAAGGGAGGTATTATACCTATTGAGACGAGACATTTCCCGGCGAGTTCTTTCCTAGATTTAAAATTAACAGGTATGCAGGGTGATGTAATGAAAGAGAGTATGACTGTAGCAAAGACATTGGCTTGGACACTTACAAGTGAAGAGCGCCAAAAGGAGTTGACTACTTATTTCGAAGAGACGAAAAATCAGGGGTTACATATTCATTGTCCCGAGGGTGCTGTATCAAAGGATGGTCCATCAGCGGGTGGTGCGATTACACTTACAATTTACAGTTTATTGAACAACATAAAGATTAAGAACACGATTTCAATGACCGGAGAGACAAATTTAAGAGGTAGAATAACGGCAATTGGCGGTTTAGATACTAAAATCATTGGAAGTATGAAGGCGGGTGTAAAAACCATATTATTTCCAAAGGAAAATCAAGAGGATTTCGACGAATTCATGGAGAAATACAAAGAAGTCTTGGACTTAAGTGAAATGGCGTTCCATCCGGTAGACACAATTCAGGAAGCAATGAAAATTGTCTTTGATTAAATAACGTAAAATATACATTAGTAACAATTATTCAGGTAAATATTCATATAAATTGAATATTTAGTAGATTACAATTTCTTAGTAATAATATATAAGAAGTTGAAATGGAATTAAATTTAATTAACGTATTGTACATGTTTTTCAGACTTTCCCCCTTTATTATTGTTAGTTATTTCACACTACAATCGATATTAAACCAAGATTTGAAAGGAGTTATATACCTGGTTGGATTAATTGTAACATCATTTATTGTGTACCTTATTGCTTCTATGTTACCAGAAGAACCTGTATCTAAAAACAGTAATGATCTAATGAAGGTTAAATGTACACAATTAACTATTGGTTCAGGTAACCCTATTTCACAATTACCATTAAGTCAGACAGTTTTTGGATATACATTAACATACCTATCGTATTTTATAGGTGTTAATAACTTACAATCTCAAAATATTCCGATCTTCATCCTTTTTCCGGTTCTTATTTTAGGCGATATATTCTGGAGCACAACAAATTCTTGTTCGTCGCCCAAATATCTACTAATTTCGTTAATTATCAGTAGTATAGTTGGTTTATTATGGGCAATGTTAATAGAATCTACAGGTGTAGGTGGGTTCGCATATTTAACAGGTATTGCGAATAAAGATGTATGTTCCCGACCCACAAAGAGTTTATATAAGTGCCGTTCTATAAAGAAGACTACTTAATCTCAAATAATATAATTTGATTATTACGCAAATCATATTATCATATTATTCATTAAAACAATAATAATTTTCTTCCATCCAATTACGTATATTCTTCAATAATTTACTTCGTTGATATCCACTTGTATCCAATTTCACATTGTATGATTTTTTGTTAAAATGATAGAAAAAATTACTCACTATATTAATGGTAACAGCGGTTTTATATTTAACAATGTCGGCATAGTCATATGTATCATATTTTTTCCGAATATTCACTTCATTATGAAAATTAAACAACATTACTTTGAATTGTTCCTTATTTAAAATAGCATCAAAATTAACCCCATTAATATATTTTGTTGCGTGTTGGGCACAATCCGGACAAGGTAAGTTATTACATATTTGTTTAATAAAACTAAACAGGTCGTTCTTTATTTTATCAAATTGTTCTTCCTTTACCTTTTCCGCTAAAGTATGGAATAGAAACCACGTAGGTTGTCCCCATAACATTTCTTTCACCCGTTCTTTTATAGGAAACACCTTTTTATCCTTATCTGTAGTCATTTTATTAACTTCATCAACCGGTATAACAGATATTGGATGAAATACATTACGGTTTATAGGAACTTTATTTGTATTTCTATTTTTTCGGTTAATGAATATCATATATATTTAATAAAGTAAAAAAAACAAATAGATATAAACATAATATTATCAATAACCATATATTATGAATTTAAATGAAGAAACTATACAAAATATAAAGGAGTGGGTTAAAATGGACAATGAAATGCGTGCACTAAAGCAAGAGATTTCGAATCGAAAAAAAAAGAAAGAAGATATATCAAATTCATTAATATCATTGATGAAAGAGAAGGACATAGACAGTGTAAATATTAACAGTGGTAAAATCGAATTTACACAAAGAAAAACGAAAAAGCCTATTTCAAAAAAACTCTTACAGGGTATACTTTCTAAATATTACAAGGGTGATAATAATAAGGCAAATGAATTAAATGATTTTATATTAAGTAATAGGGAAGAGACATCAAAAGACATTATTGTTCGAAAGATTGATAAATAATTATTAAATTAGTCCGAATGAAGGAATATTAATTGTATCTCTATCTACAACAGTATACTGTGCTACAATAGCAGGATTCTTTTTCTCCATCAAGACATCCTCTGTATTATATACATTTTTGAAATTATCAATATAATAGACAATCCCCTTGATTTCTTTAGCAAATACATCTATCGTCTGATCTCGGTTTTTTACCTCGGGTTGATTGGTCATTAATCCGTGGGGGGTTCCTTTTGAATGTGTACCACAAAATTCACACTCGACTTTTCTGCGTCGGGTACATTGTTCACCATTCGCACGTTTCGCCATACATCGATTATTCTCTGGGATAGAATTTTTAACACGCTTACGCTTTATAAAATCTTCCTTATCAACAGTAATACGATTATAGTCATAAATATACTCAATAAGCTTATTCATTTCATCGTCTTGTGTAATATTCAATGTAATGATTTTATCGCGAATACCATCCTTGAATGATTTCAAGTAGTGTTCAAGTTTTGTATTAAGTCGTCGTTCCATGTTTGTTATATATTAACTCATAAGTTAACATATAAAATCAATTTTATATATAGATATATTTATACTATTATACTATATATATAATGGGTAACTGCTTTCAAACCACAATGTGTCCTATATATCCTCTTGCTGGGCATGAATCAGACAATGAAGAAGAAGAACATTTAAATAGAGATAATATGCCGTTAAGACCGTCAGAAATAATGGAACGTCATTCCATTAATGTTAAAGAAAAGAAGAGTAATGAACACAGTTCAATATTAAATATATTGAGAGGTGTGAAAAGAGCTGATTCATATATAGATTCAGATTAAAAACGATTTACCCGACCTTTTCTGTATTTTTTTGTTCGTGCTTTTCCTATACGTTTTTCTGTAAGTTCACTAAATGTTACGGGTGTTTTTTTTGTAATCCGTTTGGATGGTCTATAAACATCGTTTTTAAACTTGTACCCGACTTCACCGCGTTGATTAAGCCATTTTTCATCAAACCATCGTTTTAATCCAGTTTTTTTCTTTTTTTCTCCAATATATGGCTTCTTTCTTTTACCGTATTTTTGAGTGAAATTCTTTTTGTATTGTTGAACTAATAATCCACTTCTATACGCACTATGTTTCGGTTGTTTTTTATAAAGTGCCTTTTTTGTTTTATTATAAAGTGTTTGGTCTCTAGGTTCCATTATATAATAAAATAGATATAATAATCATATAAATATATTTTACGATTATTACTATAACATATGAGAAACTACAACGAAACATATAACAATTTAGTCGCACCGCTATATGGTCCATTACGTGATCTTATTAACGATGATACATTAATACAATCAAACAATACGTCTCATTTATATAGTGTACATGAACGTGTGGATATGACCATGTATAAAACCTATAGTATTGACCCAAATGGTTGCGAAGATGCTGACGACGCATTTAGTATTTACGAAGAAGATGGTAAATTATTTTTAGCCATCCATATTGCGGATCCAACAGAATATATAGATAATACATCAGATTTATGGAGAGATATTGAAAAACGGGTTGTTACACGATATCCATCAAATAAGCGTCCTATTCATATGATTCCTCACGAAATTATGGAAAAATCGAGTTTAATGGTCAACCGATTTGGAGATATAAAATTAGCAATCACTGTATTAAGTGAAATTAACAAGAGTACATATGAACCTGTTGGTGGAATTAAGTTATTATTTACAAAAGTGAAAGTGACTACTGATAATGCGTTAAGTTATAAATACGCAGGTCATAATGTGGGTTCAATCAAAACATTACAACACGGGTTGTCTATAAGTGAAGCATTGTATAAAATTCGGAGTGGAAAGACAAAGGGAACAGTATTAAATGAGGTTTCAATCGCATTTCCGAGATATGACGATACACATCTATATTTATATTCAGATAAAAAGGAAGAAATATCGATGAAACAAATGATTGCGGAGTTTGCTATATTCGCAAACACATTTATAGGAGAATATTTAAAGATTAATTTCGAAGGTAGAGGTATATTTCGTATATGCAATGCGAAAGAATGGTTGAATACTGTATATCCGGAAATTACGGGACCGGAACTGTTAAACGAGATTATAGTGAATGGAATTAAGGCAGAATATATTTCGACAGTTAAGCCTCACGATTTAGTTGGGGCACCTGAATATACACATTTTACTTCACCTATCCGACGTTTATCTGATTGTGTATGTCATTATTTATTAAAATATATTCATTTAAGAGGGACTAATCCGACGCTACCTGTTCCATTTTCAAACGACCAATTACGAAAATATTCGGACGATTGTTTACGAATGAGTAAGAACACGAAAAACATTCAATATCGAGATACGAAATTCAGACTGATAGAAACCATGCGTGATATGTTACAATTAAATGATACGATCGATATTCAGTATTATGTATCGAGTTATACGGGAAGGTTTTTAAACATCATTATTAATCGTATAAATGAACATACAGTATATTTGTCTTATACTTTGCGTATTAGTGATTTACAAGTGGAATATGTATTACGAGAAGAAAAACATATGACCATAACGGAAGCAAATTCTATAGGAAAATTCGATGAAGGAGGAATACCTGAATTAGATGCGCTTTTCATAAAATAGAGTAGTAATATATAAATGAAGGATTGTTGTAAAGATACATCAGATAAAACGTGTATAAGAAAGGATAAAAAAAAGTTCAAATTACCAAGACGTTTTACAAAAAAACGTTGTTTAGAGGGTGTTCACGGTTATTCTATGCGGTCTTCGTGTGCTCCTTATCATTTTTGTAAGAAGGGAGGTAGAAAAAGTAGAAAAAAACGCTTTTTATATAATCCACATGATCCCAAGAAGTCATTCGATGTCTATATAGATAAAGACCCGAGTGATACCATTCCTATAAAATATACTACTGTGGATGATGTAAATGATACAATTAAAAAATTGGAGCATTTATATAAAACAAAACAATATTCCCATAAACGCATTTGGCAGGTGGGTATGATTATGAAGGTAAGATTAGAAGCAATGAAAAAACACAAAAAAACGCTATATTCAAATGCTAAAAATGTAAGTTCCAGATATAATTTAGCAAACCGTTATTTTAAATTTTTAGGAAAACGTTCCAAAGTAGATGGTTTTGATAAACGTTCGAAAATGACGTTTTAAATCGTATTTATTTTTTGTAAATAACTACGAATTTCATTATATTTTTCAGATTCTTTGTTTTCTATTTCTTTTACTGGATTATTCCCCCACCGATCTTCTTTTAAAATAGCACCATGTTCTACTAATAATTTAACAACATCAAAATGCCCTTCCGATGCGGCAAGATGTAATGGTGTTCGTTTATCATAATCGCTCAAATTCACATCAACACTATGTATCACTTCTTTGATTCTATCAAATTTTCCATCACAACATAATTGTAAAAATTTAATAGCAGCAGAATTAGACAAATCAATTTTATTCGAAATAATATTATGAAATATATGTAAATTCATTTTTTCATTTAATCTTTTACAAAATTCGATACCTTTAAAACTATTACCTTGTTCATCTAATGATGGACTCCATATACAAATTCCCATCATATTAGGCACAACTAACAATATACATCCACTTACACCAGATTTTGCGGGTAATCCTATTTCAAACGCAAATTGACCACTATAATCATACATACCACAACCATACATTAATGTTAAACAATCCTTTACTGAATTTGTGCTAATAACTTTTTCGTTAGTAGTTGGACAAGTACCCCCATTCGCCAATGTTCCACTTATGATTGAACCCATTTCACTTGTTATAGTCGTTGAACATTGTTGAAAATATAAATTTAAACCTTCACTTATATTGTGAGGAGACATATCCTCGTCTTTAAATGCTCCATTTTCCCTCATATAATACGCCAATGATATATTTCTATCAGCATGATGTTGTTCTGATAAAAAAACTGAATTATCAAATCCTACTTTATTATTTCCTGCTAATCTCGAATAAAATGTTTTTAAAATATTAAAGCGATTCGCTGGTTCTTTATTTTTACCAATTTGTGAGGCTACCATAATAGCACCGGCATTAATCATAGGATTATGAGGTAGACCATTCTTATTTAAAATAAACGCATTAAATGCTTGACCACTGGGTTCATAACCTACTCTTGAATGTAATTCATCTTTTCCTAATTCATCATAAGCAATACAATATGATAATGGTTTACTACATGATTGAAGCCCAAAAAATTTATCACAATCGCCAATATTAAATATTTCTCCGTTAACGTGACAAACACTTATTCCGAATGAATTCGGATCAACGCATGCTAATTCAGGTATATAATCCGCGACACCTAAACCGCCTACCATATTTTTCAAATCATTGTAAATTTCAGTAACGATTGTTTTTATTTTATCCATATAATAATAAATGTGATTTTTATTACTTAAATAGTCTATAAATATCTTTGAATACTTGTTGAGCATCCACACATACTTCACGTAGAAGGTTACCTACCATAGACTTCTCATTTTTAGTTTTAAACGCCACCCTTACTGTGGCCTTTGTATCATGGGGATGAAATTTCTTAAATCCACAAAAGCTCAACACACCTTGTTTTTCATAAAACTTCGTATACATCAGATATTCGATGATTTTACCCATCGTATAATCTTCATCTTCTAGATGAATATCGTAACAATGATCCATGGTTGTCTCACTTGTTAAAATAGACACAACACCCGAATCCACCATTTGAACCATATCGATAAACTTGTTTTGTAATACAACACACGCTTTGGTTATTATTTCTCTATTATCATATACACCCACAGTCTCTACGACAAAATCAAAACTGTTTGGAATAAAATGGCGCTGGGTGTCTAAAATACGGAAATTCTCCTTTTGAAATTTAATATCACTGTCGGTTTCGCCGTCTGCACGCAGTTTTGCTTCGATTTTATCCCAAACAGTTACTGCTTTATCTTTGTCGGGGGTATTACCGTATGCGCATTTAGATACAACATTAAACATACTACTTTCTTTTGCGATATTCACACTAAAATCGGCTATTAATGATAGCTGTTCACCTTCAATCTCGATACCTACTTTAGGTCTCAAACGTGCGAAATCAATATACGATTGTGTCTGAACATTTTTTGGGAAAAGTCCAGGAAACAACTTTTCTTGCTCCTCGTGAGATAGAACAGTGCCTGTTTTTTTATCACGCAATTTGAAATCTTCCGTAGTAACGTAGATAATATTATCGGTGTCGTTTTTCACATCAACCATGAGTTGATAGTTTCCGGGAAGAGCCTTTTGGTCTTCGGTATCACGCAGATGGGTAGTATGAATAGGAATACAACTAAGACGCTGTTTAAGAATTTCATTATGAAGACGACCAGTATTTATAAGAATATTACACTGATTCTTCTCATACGTATCAGTTTCAATAACAATTGTTGGAATTTCGGACAACATAGTGCGACGTAACGCATTCGCAAAAGACATTTCTACACCATTAAGTGTAAAATATAATGCACCAGCGTCTTCGGACAAATTTTTTACTACGGGATCCATATTTATGTATACTTCTATAGTGTTGTATTATATTTAAATCAATTTTGTTATAACGTTTAAATATAATACCTAAATACTTACATATTTCCATTCAAAAACATGCTACCAATCAAAATAAACATGATAATAACGGGAAGTAGCAGCACCAACCAAGCAATGTTTGTAGCATTGGCCTTACACATCAAGTTAAGAACCCAAGTCCAGAAAAGGATGTAAATCGCCTTTATGATAAAAATAAGCGCGGTATTTGAGACACTGCAAGTATAGTTTCCTAAACAGTATGTATTAACATTACCAAAGTTCTGGTAAATCATAACAAGAAGTGCGATTGACGAAATTACTAAATATACATAGGAAGGGGTACAGAGATTACGAAGTCCGGTAACAGCCATTTTTAATATATATTATACGAATATTTTTTAAGCCATGGGAACCATATGGTCCTTGGGTATCAAATTATCTCCATCAATAACATCTTTACCGGTAAGTGTGTTAAGAATATATTCACTGCCTCCGGTTGTACCAAATGCTAGTGCTTGATTTGTATTGGCTGTATTTACTCCAGTCGCAATATCAGTTCCCACTAAAGAACCACCACCACCACGAATCTTTCTTGATTTACGACGTCTGCGACGTAATTTCTTACCGGTTCGTCTTTTATTGCGGCATTTTCTACGTGTTTTACCACCAACATGAGAAAAAGGAAGATTTCGTGAAGAAATTACATCACGAGATGGGTCACCTCCTTCATATCGATTATATTCAATTGGGTTTGTAAATGAACCAGTCGGTGTATTAAACACCACACCTCCAGTCATTTTTCTACGATTACATCTTGTACGTTTCATTGTTTTTCCTTTACGAAGACCACGTTTGTTTGAGGTTTTCGCCATTATATATATAATATCAACATTATATCAAACCACAATTATTCAATATCCACATGCGTCAACATATGACGACGGCAACATACATTTGTTAATTTTAGAGTATCTAAAACAACTCCTTCTGGAGTTTTATCGATAGTATCTTTAGTTAAATACACAACTTTTTCTACATCTGTTCCTTTTTGAATTTTAATACGGCGTACTTCTTTTTGGAAATATCTGTATTTGTCGGCCAATACATTTCCACAAGTAAAGCATTTAATGGGGATAATCATTATTTATCTAGGGTTGTAATAATAAATACCGAGATGTTTTTAATTCAATTTTATCATTAATAAAAATGTCTAAATAATACAAAGAATGGAATATGTTTTGATTTTAATCGTTTTATTATCAATTGTAACATTGAAACCGTCCTATTTAGGTATGTTTAAAGCTATCTCATTACACAATATTACATCGAAATCAAATATGAAAACAATTCGAGCCGTTCTACTAGTATCACTCATTGTATCAATGATTTATTTCATATTTAAACCTCAAATTCACGGACTATTTACGAAAAATGTAGAGGGATTTACCAATGAAGAAAAAACAAGTTTAATGCAAGAAGCTTACACACTTATAGAGGAAGGTTCCAAAGAGATGGATTCCGCAAAACAGTTACGATGTAAAGATTTGGAGGAAGAAGATAAGGATAAAATTAAAAAGTGCTACGAGGCATATAACGAAATAGTAGAGAATAAAGCGAAACCCAAATTCTTGGAGGCGATTGGTTTATATAAAAATGCGATCGATGATAACGCAGATGATAACGCATTCATTATGGAAATAAATGAAAAAATAGCAAATATATATAGTAATAATTTATTGGATTACGATAAAGCGATAGAAACTTATGAAAAAGAAATTGATAGAATTATTAACAATGATGATACAACCGACGACGAAGTCGTAATTTCATTACATCAAAAAATAGCAACAGAATACAGAAACCAAGCCGCATCACTAGAATGTGATAAAGAGAATGATCCTGACTCGGAAAATTGTAAAACTGCTGACGAATTATTAGAAAAAGCGAAAAAACACAGATCTATAACAATAGATGAAATATGTAAGGATGAAGTGTTCTCCCAATCTAAGTTATGTAAAGTAAATAATAGTCCTAGTGAAAATACGTCAGATATAATAAATCAACCTTCTTTAACAAAAGGATTGGATGTAGAAAATGTTACGCCGTCGCCTGTATATTATGAACCAGGAACTCAAATATATGGCGGATTAGGATATGGTCCAACACATTCTGATGTAGCAAATATGAATAATAAATTAACGAGTAAGTTAGAAGAAGTTGATACTTCAGATAAGCGAGGATTTTGTGCGATGTCTGATAATTCTATGGTAAATATAGATGAGAAGTGTAGAACACTACCTCATGACGTATGTGCCTCAACAGATTGCTGTGTGTTATTAGGTAATGAAAAATGTGTCCAAGGTGATGTTCACGGACCTAGTAAAAAGGGTGTTTATAGTGATACAACAATAAAGAACCGTGATCTCTATTATTATAAAGGGAAATGTTACGGAAACTGCTAATCAAAAAAAGATTTTTACGTATAAAACGCTAATTTATACGTAAAATTGAAATAGCCATATTTTATTAAAACATGGTAACAAATAAAATGCCTGTACAAAAGACGGTTGACTTTCCACAATTACAAATAAGTGTAGACTATGTTGTAGGTAAAAACGCAGAAGAAAATTTCGAAATTATTGATGATGCGGAAGATTATCATATATGGTTTCATATAAAAGACCATCCTTCAAGTCACGTCATTGCGAAATTGGAACACGATTTAAAAAAGAAGGATTTACGTTATATTATAAAACAGGGAGCTATACTTTGTAAGCAGCATTCAAAACTGGCGTCCAAAAAAAACGTTGATGTTAATTACACCGCCGTTAAAAACATTACAAAAACAGATACAATGGGGAGTGTTATGATACAAAACGAGAAAACGGTTCAAATTTAACCAAACAATCCTATGATATGCTCTTTATTCGTATTATCGGAATGAATAAACCATTTCTTTTTTTTAGCATCCCGTTTTCCACACTTGAAGCTTTAAAATGAGACAATTGTATATATATGGATATGTTGGAAATAATTTAAAACTTAAATTGCTTTTAAGTTATGGGATATCTGATAATAAGAGTGGTATATCATTGGTTGATTTAATAATAAACATACCAA